ATGGCTATTACCTCAGCCTTCCAAGCTGATGATGCGGGTTCGATTCCCGCTGCCCGCTCCAGTCAGAGTCTTTCAGTCTGCGATGATGGGAAATCCCGGAGTGACTGAAAGACGTTTAAGTTATGAATGATCGCCTTTTTTTGCAAAATTGCTGTGCAGAAATACTAACCTTCGGGCGTGCGATCATTCATAAGCACTCTGCTTTTATTCCGATTAACTGTGGGTGGTTTGTTGGATAGAGTGCTTTCCTTACTGTATATATCGTTTCGCCCGCTTTTGCGTTTTTTTCTTTTCAAATCCCTTTCATTTCTCAGTGTAAAACTACGCCATCCGTTATTTGCGGAGGTGAGGCTATGAAATCCATGGACAAAATTTCAACGGGCATTGCCTACGGCACCTCCGCCGGCAGTGCCGGCTACTGGTTTTTGCAGTGGTTGGATCAGGTCAGTCCATCACAGTGGGCTGCGATTGGTGTGCTGGGAAGTCTGCTTCTGGGGCTTCTGACTTATCTGACGAATCTGTATTTCAAAATAAGAGAAGACAAGCGTAAGGCTGCACGGGGAGAGTAAATAATGAAGCATGAAGAAATGAATCAGCGATTCAATCACCTGGAAAATGAAATCACTGAGCTTAATAAAAAATTGTCGGCGTTGGTGAGTTCTGAAGATGAAAACAAACGCCGCGATGAGCATTATGCGGCGATTTACGATTACTGCCACAAAGTCGCTCACGAGACTTTTATGAAGTTTTTGCAGGAAAAGTTTTTACCGGCCGCATTGTCAGAAAAAGAGGCGGCTTACCTGCGGCCTGAGTACGTCATTACGGTTAACAGTGCCGGAGAGGAAGAGCATAAAAGTGATTTTATTGCGTCTGCACCGGATAAAGACCAGGAACCCCGTCGGCCTTTCAGGGTTTCCTGTGAAGAGGGTGAGTTCGTCGTTTATGAGAACGGAAAACCTGTCCGGGCATCGCATCATCACTGCCTGAAAATTATTAATCTCGCTATCAGATGCCTGAAAGACGAAAACACCAGAGTTATGAAACGCATTGGCCGTTGCATGGGGTATTTGCAGGTGGCGGCAGAGATTGAAGCACTTGCCAGTGGTGCAGACATGGATGCTGCGGTGCGGGAGGCTCTTCTTCGTGATTTCAATACTCCCCCTTTAAGAAAGAGCCTGATGACTGGATCCAGCCGGGGCTGACTTATCTTAAAAGGCGTATATAAGTTGGCTCGTTATTTGTTGCCGATAAATCCTGATAAATATCCATGAGCGCAAAAATCAAATACGGCCTGTCGGCTGCTGTTCTGGCGCTGATTGCCGCAGGCGCGTCTGCTCCCCAGATACTTGACCAGTTTCTGAACGAAAAAGAGGGTAATCACACAACGGCATACCGTGATGGTTCTGGCATATGGACCATCTGTCGTGGTGCCACAATGGTGGATGGTAAGCCTGTCATACCGGGAATGAAGCTGTCGAAGGAAAAATGTGACCAGGTTAACGCTATTGAACGTGATAAGGCGCTGGCATGGGTGGAGCGCAATATTAAAGTACCTCTGACCGAACCACAGAAAGCGGGTATAGCGTCATTTTGTCCCTATAACATTGGCCCCGGTAAGTGTTTTCCGTCGACGTTTTATAAGCGGCTGAATGCTGGTGATCGTAAAGGTGCATGCGAGGCGATTCGCTGGTGGATAAAAGATGTTGGGCGCGATTGCCGCATACGTTCAAATAACTGCTATGGACAGGTTATTCGTCGTGACCAGGAAAGCGCATTAGCCTGTTGGGGGATAGATCAATGAGCAGAGTCACCGCGATTATCTCCGCTCTGGTTATCTGCATCATCGTCTGCCTGTCATGGGCTGTTAATCATTACCGTGATAACGCCATTACCTACAAAGAGCAGCGCGACAAAAACGCAAGAGAACTGAAGCTGGCGAACGCAACCATTACTGACATGCAGCAGCGCCAGCGTTCTGCTGATGCACTCGATGCTAAATACACGAAGGAGTTAGCTGATGCGAAAGCTGAAAATGATGCTCTTCGGCGCAAGCTTGATAATGGTGGTCGGGTGCTCGTCAAAGGAAAATGCCCTGTGCCATCCTCAGCCGAAACCTCCAGCGCCTCCGGCATGGGCAATGATGCCAGCGTCGAACTCTCTCCAGTTGCTGGACGAAACGTTCTCGGTATCAGAGACGGAATCATCAGAGACCAGACAGCACTGAGAACGCTTCAGGAATACATCAGAACGCAGTGTCTGAATTAACGGAGCTGGAATGAATGCTGTTTACCTGTTGCGGAAATAAAGATTGCATATTGCGACAATTTGTTGCATGTTTAAGGTGCGCTTTTCCAGAGCGTATGCGTACGCACCGCATGAAGTACAACCACAGAGAGGCAACCATAATGGCAACAAGCATCCGTTTAGACGATGATTTCGTCAGTGACGTAAAGGTTCACGCTGATGCCGCAAGTCGCAGCATACCAAAACAAATTGAGCACTGGGCTAAGATTGGTCGTATAGCTGAAGATAATCCAGATCTGCCATTCAGTTTTATTAGCGAAGTTCTGCTGTCACAAAGCGAAATCAGACACAACAAGGTAACGCGTTATGTCAGAAGAACAGACAGGTCGTGAAATTGATGTTTATCAGAGTCGGCGTTTCGAAAAGTCTCTGAGTAAACTCCCGGAAGCGCAACTGAAAGTTGTGGAAGATGAGATCGACAGAATAATTGACAATCCTCTGTTGGGAACGCAAAAGAAAGGAGACCTCAGTTTTCTTCGTGTGCATAAATTTCAGCTGAATAATCAACAGGTGCTTCTGGGTTACAGCTGGCTTGACGATAAACTTGAGCTCTACCTCCTTAGCATCGGTCCACATGAAAATTTTTATACCGATCAGAAAAAACACCGAAAAGCTGATTTAAAACTCATCGGTTAGTCCTGACGTCATGCATACCAGCCCACGTAAACGCGTGGGCTTTTTCATATCTGAATTTCACCGCGCACCGCAGCGCATGATAACCACCGAACCTGCCCCTTTGGAATGAGCCTTTGAGGATACCAGTTAGTGCTGGCGAGCCTCGGTGGGCTGGTTTCCTGTGCGGCAAAGGTTCATTTCAAAGAACAGGTATACGACATGAAATCATTAACCCTCTTCAATCAGCCAATCCGTATCGGTGAAGATGGCATGATCTGCCTCACTGATATGTGGAAAGCCAGTGGTAAAAGTGAATCTGAATCTCCGTACCACTACCTGCGAAACAAGCAGACCAAAGAGTTCTTAGCCGAGCTGGAGAAAAACCACGAATCTGTGGTTTTTACTGAGCGCGGTGTACACGGTGGAACATATGGCGGGAAGTTTGTTGCTTATGATTATGCAGCATGGCTAAACCCCGGATTTAAATATGCAGCCTATAAAGTCCTGGATGACTACTTCACCGGAGAACTTCAGCATCGCAACAGCTTAAGTGCGCAGCTCAATATGAAGTGTCATGAGTTTGATCAGAAAAAAGATATGGCGAGCTTCTGTGGACAAGGGCTGGCGGCATGGCGCTATACGAAGCCAGTGTTGGTCGCTGAGATTAACTCCCTGGCTAACCAGCTGCAGATAACGATCCCCGGGCTTCCGGGATGAGTGATCGTGTCATTGAATGCGCCTCCAGAGCGGGGCGCGACTTCTCAGAGTTCATGAAAGGCGAGAAGGGCATGATGGAAGCATTGGCCTCGGTGGATGAGTTTGGCGAGCAGCTGCGCCTCAACGGCTGTGTCAATCATCACTTTGTTAGCTACATGATGCGGAACTCGATCATGCAGGCATTCATGGACATGGCAAAAGCCGAGAGGAAAGAAGAGCGCCGGCGTAAGCGAGCGGAAGCAAAAGCGAAGTAGCCATTACAAAGCCCATCTACTGGTGGGCTTGATAATGGCTTATACCCTACACGGGATAACTTAACTGATATCCCTTTTAACGGATAAAGGTATTCAAGCCTGACACATCATGCGCTGTATCGTCGCTGTATTCCCGCATTAACCATGACCGTAGCCCGACGGGGAACTCCTTCTGCGCGAGTGTGCGGGAATAATCAAAAACGATAGCGGCTTTCGACCAGCGGCTCTGCATATTGTGTCCGCGTGTAGTGCACCAGCCGGTGCTGACTGTCGTAATGGTACCGGTGGGTGCGCTCATCATCCGTGCGGATAACCCCTTCCGGGATGAGGTCGGTTTTCTCCGT